TTCACCACTAGTGTATGTTATTTTTGGCTTAGTAGTCAGACACGTAACGCCATCTAAATAAACATCCACCTCCATAGATAACGTCTGTGCGTTATCCAACCCACTTGCATTAACAGCAATGGCTACATCTGTTATCTTACCAGATTGTCTTGTTATGTCAAGTAAACCCTCAACATCAGATGTAATCTCACCATTAACGAAAGCTTTGCCAGCAGGCAAACAAAACTCTGTTGCCTGTTTAGCAAAGACCGGAGAAGGTAAAAGTATGTTTTTTTCATTCTGCTTCATATCTTTACCCTCCTATGCTACGGTTAAGTTGTAAATTGCATCCCTGTGATATAGAACAGGAAGTCCCTTGTCTTCAACTCTGACGTAAGTAACCTCAGGGTCTTCTTTATCCCATCTGGATGTCTGTATTCCCCACCTGCGTCCAAGACCATAAGGTGCCATTTTAAATTCGGCAGTAGGAGTGCCTTCAACACTGGCGGTCATAAGTGTAAACTGATCGTCAGGGATGAATCTTTTGCTCATTACGACATAATCCTCTCCAGCCTTATAGGAGCTAGAAGGGGCGGTTGATACAGTAACATAGGAAGACTGTGCTGTTATGGACGCAATAGTCTCGTCCTCATATGTTCCCGCTGATACATCGTAAAAACGAAGTGTGCCACCAACCACGAAATCAGCCGTATCGTCAACGTAAATGTCAGTAGTAGTATCTGTGGTTACGACCTTTGTGATGTTTGCCCTTACTTCATACTTTTCATCGTAAACCATAAGGCTACCGACACCAAGTATCTTGGCAAGAACAGCCGGGTCTGCATTTACGATGTCATGGACTTGACCAGAATAAAGGTCTCCACTACCATAAGTGCTTTTGGACAACAGTGCCACAATTGCAGGGTCGTAGGCCATATAACCTAGAACTATAGAGTTACAGATAGCTATAACCTTATTTGAACCATTAGCATCAGAGAGTACTCTCTTGCCAGCTATAACGTTACTTATGATGTTTTTCTTAGAACCTTCGTCCCACTTGTAGTCAGTAAGCAATGTTACCTGATTTGCGTCAGGAAGTGAGTAGTCAACACTTACATTAAGACCCTTCTCGGTTTCGTATGAAAAAGAACCACCGAAAAGCATCTGTGAAAACATCCACTCTTTACGTCTTTTGTTTCTGTTAATAAGGCCAGCCAACTCTTTCCTAATTCTTTCAGTTGCAGCCATATAGTCTGCTTCAGTTCCTTCTTTTCTTACGTTGTTCAAGAAGGTCTCACCAAAAGACATTTTTTCCTTCCAGTTAGCTGCTTCAGCAGAATGCTTTGCAACTCCATTAGGAAACGTCTCTGGAGATTCTGACATCGGTGCTACAAATGGTGCCATTCCTCTACCACCAGTCTGGCTCTCCCATTTAATTGTAGATGAGGGAGATTTTGACGTTGGGAACATGGATGACAACACCGTATTAACTGGTGATTTAAACTTCTCTATAAATTTTTGTAATACCTTAAGCTTTAGTTCAGGTATCCCACTTGATCCTCTAGGCATAATTAAGTTCTCACTTTCTATTTAAGTATAAAGTTATTGCCGACAACAGTAGCACCAATATCTGTTCTAGCAGCTGCATCATTGCCAACAATCATCCCATTATAAAGGATAGCATTAGAAACAATAACAGGAGCAAGTGCTCCAGCAGCAGTAGAACCAGTCCCCGTGTCAACGGATATTTCAAGCACACCAACACAATCAGAATAACCGTTTGCGTCTGTTCCTGCCTCAACACAAACATATGCGTATTCTGATGCATTAAACGCTACACCACCAATGTTGGTTGTTGCGGTAATAACAGCGTAGCTTGTATAGGTTGTTCTGTCGATAGTTATGATAGCACCAAGGTTCTCAGCATCGGTAAGGTCGAGAGATGAATCTGCAATGCATAATTCATCACCAACCTCAAACTTGTAACTATCTTCTATTGTCACATTTACAACAGGAGTTGTTGCGTGTGTGTTTGAAACAAGATACGCACGACCCGGAGCAACCTCGGCACCAGTAATTAGTGTTGGATTGTACGGAACGTATTTACCAACACCGCCAGCAGCTGACAGGTTTCTAGCCATCAACTGACCAGCCTTTAGAACACCATAGCCAGCCTGCATTGTTCCCTTGAGTTTCAGGGATATTTCAGACTTTGAATCGTACAGAGTACCATAATCTGTCTGTGAACCAAATTGTATATTAGGAGCATCACTCATAATTATTCCCCTCCTTTCTTAGTATCGAAGTCACCTAAGAGAAAGTCTGCGATGGCCTCATCTTCTTTTTCCTCTTTTGCGAGGTCTGTTGCGTCGTTGTCAACGTCTTTAAGACTGAACTTACCACCACCCATTACGGTGTCTGTGGCTCCGTCCTCCTCCCAAGACAGAATCTCTGACTTGCACGCTTCGTTCCAAAGCTCAACATCAAGAATGTCATCCTTAACAAACTTGTCGTGCTTAAGCATGTTGCGAGCCCTGACTGAAAAACATTCAGATACATCGCTTGCATTAAATGCTACCATAAAAATTGAATCGGCATCAAGTTTAAGCTCTTTAGCTGTTCTTATAGCGTCTTTCTTTTCAAGGATAGCCGTTTTAGCTTCACCTTCCTCGATTTGCAACTCCAGTCCTTCTTTTTCTACTTTGAATTTTGCCTCGACTGCATCTCCTGCATCTTTTCTTACCGAAGCCAGAAGTTCTGGGTAGTCTTTTTCAAGCTCTACCAGTGTTTTCTTCTCCATCTGCCCTTCCTCCTTAGAATTACTATTTAGTTCTGTTTCTTTTATTTCTACATTCTCTTCTTTTGGGGTAGCTTCCCCTTCGGACATGTTGCCGATTATATCTATGTCAACATCCACCTCTTCTTTAGAGAATGCAGATGATTGTGTTTTGTTGTCCCATCCGAATACACATACCGACCCCTCGTTAACTACTGCCTTGCGAAATATTGTAGCGTCTGGGCCCTTCATCGTAAACCCGTTAACCTCTGCCGTTTCGCCCTTACCAAGCCTCTGTATTTCACTTGGGTTTACGGATATACTTGCCTGAAATGGGAACCCTTTTTTTGAGTCACGCTGAAAGTCAAGGCTTACGGTTGTGTCTAAGAAGGTTGTTTTATCAGGGTTAACCTTAACCCCAAACTCTTTACCAACCAAAATGTCTTCTGAAAAAGCTATCTTCTTTGAGGTGTCGTGGTTTTCAAGTATGGGTATCTTTTTTGACTGAAAAGATAGGCCTTCCAAGTCAATAGCAAGATTGTCCCAATACCAGTGGTTTTTAATTATACCACCGCTGTAAATGGTCATGTCAAGTTTTAGTGCGTCTTCATCATCCTTACCGAACACGCTTGACGAACACTGGTTGTCAACAAACCTCATTGCTCCACGGGGTATTTTAGTTAGTTTTGCCATTAGTTGTTCTCCTTAATTATTGCACATTACTTACGGTTAAACCGCCTGAATTAATATTGGGTGTAGTCAATCAACCGCTGTTGATATTGCTTATACCTAACCAGGCAATATACTCTTAAAAACCATTCTTTCTTTAAAGCTTAATTTCATTTCGTTTCTCCATTTTACCACAACCTATTGATGGCACGATAAATGGCCACACGTAGGTTTAATAATTGGGTTAGGTATAACGTAATTAATTTCATCTGAATAATCACTCTCAATGCGTGCTGTCACAGCAAAATAATATTTCTTACCTTTTTCCATATTGTAAATAGTTAAAAGGGTGTTATTTCCAGCATCTTGGTTATGGGTATAGTTACCACTTGCAAGGCCATAGTACAAAGTGTAACCATTAACGTCACGTTCTGTGTTCCTATCCCACGCAAGAGTTACCTCTTCCGCTGAAATATTTACTACTGACAAAAATATTGCTGCTATTAAAAAACTTTTCATATTAATTTACCTAATAATCTGTACCCAACTTGTTAGATGTATAATCAATGGCTCCACCTATTAGATATGACACACCATCTAAGTCATCATCTACATCAGTGGCTAATCTTTTTAACCTAATTATAATACCGGCATCATCCGCATGTAAAACAGGAAGATTGAAAGATGTAAGTACGAGGCCATTAGCAGTACCAGAAGGAGAAGCTTTAACCGATACAGTATCATCTACTGATGTACTACTCCAATCCTCATTTAATTGTCTATATAAAACCTCAACTTGCCAAACAACTTCACCGGTTGTCTCTGCACCTCCGGTCCATCCAATTGTGAACTGTGGAGCAACACTTGTTGCACCGGCCGTTCCAGGTGCCCGAAAACTAGACACTGCTATTTGTAGTCTTTTTTTCACCCTAGCTGTTTCGTGCAGGGTTATCGTCCCATTATCTGCAAATTCTGTATAGTTTGTGCCATCACCTTGTCTTTGTGTTCTTTCCTGCCCATAAACATTAAAACATAGGGCTGATAATATTATGAAACTTAATAGATATTTTTTCATAATTACCTCCAATCTGAAACACCATCAAAAGTTAGTACCAAAACACCCTCAGATAATGATTTTGATGCGCCACCATCTACAGTTTCTGGGCTTGTAGGATAGAATATGACATCATTAGATGCGGTTGTATTAAATAGGTGATATTGCCCCCTTATTACTGTTGCACCAAGCGGAGCCGTGACAGCAATTACATTTGATGTTGTATCGCAAAATATCCTGTAATCACTACTCACCGATAGGGTCTCATTGTCAGTTATTGTTTTGGTTACTGTCCAATCAAGATTAGCGTTGTCAGTTGGATAATAATTAGTATTGTTATTAATTGTTGTATTTGTTCCTGTGTCGGTAATTCCTCTTTTATCGTTTATTACTATCCCTGGATCGGTGTACGCAGTGTCTGGGTCGGTTCCATCCCCATAAAAATAGACATTATTATTGTCCCTCCAACACCAATCACCCTCTGTTGTAAATGTCGGACTTGCAGAGGTACAATCTTTGTATGTCCCTTCAACACCATTATATTTTAAACTAGAGTCTGCTGTCATTTGTACAGTGTGCCCAAAAGTATATATGGAACCCCCATATATACTCCACCCCGACGTTAACATTGAATTATCAATATCGTTATTACTAATAATAGTATCAATTCCCAGATTCCATATTTGCCCCGTAATATTGCCGTAAAAATCATTTCCTTTTATTATATTACCGACAGAATTAGCTTTTACACGGACACCCCACGTTTGAGATTCAAAATCCCCTTTAATATTATTATCCTTTATTGAAACATTATTAGCCGGGTCAACAACAACACCATCATCATTCCCATAAATATTGTTGCCAGCTACCAAACTATAATCTGCGCCCGTACTTAGAAATACTCCATCATTGGTACTTCCAAATATTGTATTATTGGAAACAACGGTATTTGGGGCATAAACAGAAATTCCCCTTTGCCCTGAATGTCGGACAATATTGTTGTCAAGTATTACCGTAGCATTATCCGCAATGAGTATTGCTGGACTAACTAAAGAGGTGGAATTATCAAAAATATTCCCCGATATCGTTGCTTCAATCCACCCAGATGTCTGCAACCTGCCCCCTTGTATAATATTCCCGGTAATGGTTAAGCCAGACAAAGCATTATTTTCAAAAAGTGCGGTGTTTAGATATATTCCACAGCCTGAAAGCTCGGCAGAATCAGGCCCCTTAATTAATATATTATTAGAAAAAGTTATATTTCGGGAATTATTTTCACCTGCATGGTCATGCGGGAAAAAACCTGTCCTTGAGTTGTAAACAATATTATTAGACATAATAATGTTTCTTCCACCATCCTCGATCTCAAGTGAGGATGTATGGTCGTCAACTGTTCCGCCGTTATCTGTATTGTCAGGGCCGTAATGATTATAAAGATAATTATTTGTCGCAACTCCATACTCTGTATTATCACCAAAAACGATTCCATCAGTTCTGGAAGATCCGATTTTGCAACCCTCAACACGCGTGTACCGATTATCCATGATTGTTATCTGATAGTTTACTTTGTTAACACTACCATCAAGTGCCAAATTTTTGACAGTACAGAAACTCCCGCTGATATGTATTTGATGATTTATCGCACCATCTGCAAGACTCGAATTTGCCACCAAAGCGGTTAAATATCCTTCACCCTCAAGGGTTGTGTTGTTATCCTCAATATCAATCTGTGCAGTCTGGTCATAAGTACCGTTAAATATAAAAACCTTGCCGCCATTAGCAGCATCAATTGCCGCTTGTATTTCAACATCGTCAGCGGTTCCATCACCTACATAATCAGCCTGTGCTCTTGCTTCATCAGTACTGTCTGATGTTGCAACCGTATATGTTGCGGTTCTGCCTGTTTTGCTTGAGTATTGTGAGTTGTCCGCATTATCTCCAGAGTTCTCACCTGTTGTATTACTAAGCAATGTAATGTAGGCATCTGTCACAAATTTTTTATCCGTTACTTCCGTAATCTCATCAGTATCATAGTCACCAGACTGTGGTGTAACAACACCAGTCCTTCCAAACACGCTGTCTACGTCTACGTCTACGTCACCGCCCACGCCAGTACTGGGCCCAGAAGATTGAGCATAGGCAGTGGTGCTGAATAAACAAAACAAAAAGACAAGTAGTATGATTTTTTTCATAATAATTCCTTAAATAATATTCATGTCGCCAGACACATCAACTCTTCCAGAAGCCTCGCCAGATAACCCAAGTTCACCAATGTTGCCTTTTGAATTATCAAGTGTCCAGAAAGTATTATTGGCCATGGGTATGTAGTTGTCTGTATCTTCGTTAGCAATTACCTTAAGAATACCACCGCAGATGTTATATATAATAATTCTGTCGTAGTCTTGGTCAATGGTAACTTCACTCGTTTCACCAGAAACTATATTACCGCTGAACATGCTTTTAACCGGAGGTGGGTCAACTTGAGGTAGATGTGAAACTAGGTTTAAATTATCATCTGAAAAGTATCTGTCGGTAGTGAATCGCTCACCAGCCAAAACAGTTTTGTCATAAAACTTTGTGGTTGATTCACCGCTAAAATCGTATGTCGGCATATCTTACTCCTATTTTTTGGGTTCTTTTACTGGCTTAGTTTTGGGTGTGTTTGATGGCTTGGGAGTTTCGATTGCCTTTTCCTGAACCGACTCTGAGTCAGACTCAAACTCAAGCTCTGGGTACAGCTTATCTTCAAGTGCCTTAATCTGTCTTGTTCTTGACCACCCACCTATACCAACAATCTTTGCTATTTTCTTATTATCAACACCAAGAACCTTATTTAAAGGCCCGTGTTTGACTCCAAATAATGCTTTAGTTTTACCTTCAAGGTCAATAGTCTCACTAACAGGGAAAGAAAACTCAAGTAGCTTCTCTGGCTTCTCTTTAACCTTCCTGATAATAGGCTCCTGCTTTTTGTCAAACCCAACACAGTCGTCTACTTCAAAATATTCTGGAAACTTTGAAACCTTGCTTTTTAAGAAGAATAGGTTTGCCCAGAAATCAAACCTTAAGTATCGTTCAAAATATGCTACTTCATCTGAGGTTCTGTCTGACATTGGGCCACGGGTCTCTTTTACAGAAGCAAACGTTCCCTTTGATGTGCCAGTCATTATGTCTGTTGGTTCGTTAATTCCAGCAGCGACAAGTTCTTTTATATCTGTATCTTCGTCTCTGAGTGGTGACAGCTCTGGGTTCTTGCATTCCAACTTCATACCGGGCGGTAAAACCAAGGTTGCACCGGGTGTCTTCTTTGCTGCTATACCTGTTGACGCTCTCTGTTCTGCTGTCATTGCATTCCAAAGTCTGAACGCTTTTGTGTCTTCTATAGTAAAAACCCAAAGGTATGAACCTGAGGATTTCTTGTGGTCTATTTCGTATTTCTTAAGGTTTTCGTAGTGGTTAAGCCATTCGAGGGTTGTTCTGAGGTAGGATACTGCTCTCTTGGTAACGAATCCCCTGTCCCAAGATACTACAAACTGGTTATATCCGTTAAACTGTTTAAACTTTCCCTTACGACTCCTAGAGCCAGACTGTAGGCTTCTGTCATAATCTTTATCTTTTGATGCTAGTTTGAGTAGTTCTGGATACCTTGCCATAAAAATGGATGGTATCTGTACCTTCTCTTCACCGTTGTCTATCAAGTAAAACATTGGCATCAACGTCTTAGTAGGATGCCATATGATACCAGAATCGTCAGAACCACCAGATATGTTAGATGGGTCTAAAAAGTCAACCTCTATGAATCCATCTGGATGGAGTGTAAGAACAAGGAACAACTCACCCTCAACATTTGCTCTTGCAACGTATTTAGGCCAATAGTTGTATAACCTGTTCCTTTGATCTTCTTCAATCTCCTGAACTGCCTTCATTATTTCGTAAATACCCGAAGTGGTCTCAAAACCAAGTCCAGTCAACCTGCCCATTTGTCCACGTACAGCTGTGTTTATATAAGGTGTTCGGTTGAATTTGCGCCAACATTCGGCTTGGAGGGCTTGTCTTACTGAAGAAGAATCGTCTTTGTCATCTGAGGATAGAGTGAATCCGTCTGGGTCTGCACCAACATTCTCACCGTCTGATGGATCATATTGCCACGGTGCTGAAAACTGCAACCCTTCCAGAACCTCGTCGGGGAGGTCGTCAATTGCTTGCGAAACCTGCTCTGGTGTCATCTTTTCTGTAGCCACGGTTTGGAGTGTGCCACAGTTTTATTCTTATGTCAAGTAAAAGTGACAAAAATTGTCGGTTTAGTGACAAATAATGTCAACCAGTGACAAAAAGTGTCACTTTATGGGGGGAATAATTAAGGTGTGATGCAACGTTTACCACGATTGCAATCAAAACAGGCGGTTATTAAATTAGAAGAATTATCAGAGCCACCCTTTTTCTTGGGGATTATATGGTCTACCTCTAAAACAACCCCGTGGGTCTTGACATCTCTACCACAATATTGACATGTGAAGTCATCTCTTAGTAGAATTTTGTATCTTTTAGATAACCCAATACTATTTCTTGAACTAATACCGATAGCCGTTAGACCGTCATTTATTATTTTTAGTTGTTTTTTCAATTCTCTTCTTCTCTTGTTTTGTTCGATGAGTTGAAGCGGTTTTTCTTTGCCCATGTACAAAAATATTATCTTTGTTCCATCTCTATAAACAAGATAATAATATTTATGGTTTTTTATGTTTTTAATAATCACACTCCCCGTTGAGGGCAGGGTTGATAGTTCGGCAACAACACCTATTTTTTTTGTTTCATAGTAACGCTTTGCTTTTTTAAAAATATTATAATATGATATTATATTGTAAGCCATTGATTTACCTTTCTGTTACTAGCAAGAATTGCGTTCGCCAGAGTTGTATGGTAATATTCTACACCCCAAAGCGTGCTTGAATCAGGGGCACAAGGTGTATGCTGTGGTCGCATAACGGCCACGTTGCCTTTTCTACACATGGTAGATAGGCTGTTGCCACACGATAGTGGACTTAATCCTGATGCTAACAAGCAGAGCAGGTACTAATTTGTACCTTGTGGCTGTCCAATGCTATGCTTAGTTCTGGCCCTAAGTTCACCAAGCTTACCCTTGTTAAAAGACTTAACCTTTGCAAAATAACCCGTAACCCTTGTTATGCCCTCAACCTCTAAACCACGGTTAATCTCAACTAATAGTTCATACGGGGTCATCTCACGAACCTTTGCATAATCAACAGCTGTTGCCCTTTTCTCGTCGTTTATATACCAACTAAGTTCAGTGTTCCTAAATAACACCTTCTTGTTCTCTTCGTCATCTAACCACTCGATATACGTAGTGTTTTCTAAAAATGTATCGAATTCTTCGTTTGTCACTATGTTGACCCCCTGTTTTTTGTTTTTTAACTTATGGTCTATTTACGTGCATAACCTTTCGCTGAATCCATGTGAAACCATGGCCAGTAGTCTCTCGTATGCCTTTTCGCCATGCTGTCTATTTAATACGCTACACCTCCAGTGGACTCTCTTTGATTCTTCGTACAATGATCTAGATTCTATCATGTGTTTTTATCTTCTTCCTACACGGAATGCCTTGTACCGTTTAGAGACTCGGTAAGATATGCACTTAATCTGTTAATTTCTTCATCCTTGGCTTTTAGTTCTTGCTCTATTGCATCTATTTCAACGTCAAGAGTTATACCCCTAAAGCTTTCTCCACCATAAAAATCTCTTAATGTTTGTATGTGTTCCATTGCTTTAGTTGCGTTGTCCATCTTGTTGCCCCTATTCAAAGTTTAATTGTTCTGGTGCCCCAGTTACAGGACAGTCACAAAAGTCCTTCCAGTACGGGTCGTCAACATACAACGCCCTATGGTCTAATGTCGGTTCTGAATCATCAGGTGAAGACCACCTGTTTTCGTGGCTCTTGTTTGATGCTGCGTATTCTAAAAAATTAATATCTGCCTTAGTAAGTTTTCCCACGCCAACTTCCAATACCTAAAAGTATTTTCCAACCGTTCTTGGCCCACTAAACATCTCACCGAACACCATAGTTGAGCTTCTCGTTCTCAGATCATCAATACCAAGCTCCCTACCACCGTATATGTTCCAACCCAAGCTAAACATACAGTCATCCTGAACACCATACTTCTGTTTCTTCTCAGGACTACCGTACCACTTCTTCTCTGGGTCGTGTATAAACGTCATAGCCTCTTCATACAGGATATCGTCTTTCTTTGTACCTGCTACCGGACATACAGGTGTTTTAAACCTACCGTCACGATACAATATATAGAGCTCACTAAACGCATCCCTCTGTTTGTTATAGTTAGGGTACACCGCTTCAAAGGGAACGTCATGCTCTTCGCACCATACCGCCAAGTCCCACATTCCCCACCTCTCTGCCGTTACCTTGTCCACACCATCAAACTCCCTGTGAGCTTCATCAAGCAGTGATTTCATTTCCTCAAGTGTGTTCTGTTGAAGAGAAACCAAGTGTATCAGAAAGTAGATGTATTTTGGGATAAAGTTTTCATCAGCATCCTGAGTTGGGTTTTTCAATGAACCCGGTAAACCTTTTGCAACCAAAGTAAAGATTGTTCTAGCTGAAGTGTTCGTCTTCATTGGGTCAGACCTGTCAAATCCTGCCATGATAGCCCAACCCGTGTTGTAAACTTTTCCTAATTCTGCCAAGTCAAGGTTGCTAGTCATACAAGAACCGTTAGCCTTATTCCCAAGATTGTATATTTTCTCAACGGGTGACAAAGAACGTTCTATGTCGTCAAGCTGTGTAAACGAATCACGGAACGGAAGACCCTTCTCTTTTCCATCTTCATCATTAGCAAGTACCTTTACTTTTCTCTTCATAAGACCCATAACCTCACCGTGGTTATTGATCTTACCGTTAGCACCGATGTACCGTGTTGCCTCTACCATTGCTTCTGTAAATTGTTTTTGTTCACCGGCAGACCATGTGTTTTTAAAGAATCTATCGAAATCTTCAGTTGGGAACTGCTCTTTGTATGCTAACAGCTGTTCTGAGGTCATGTGTGGGTTCCAGAAGTCCTCAACTACACCGAACTGACTCTGCCTATGACTAAAATAGATAGTCTTGTCGGTGCCCTTCTTGAACGCCTCATAGAGTTTATATAATTGATGTGTTTTTTCTGATACTGTTGAATCAATTACACCTAGTGCATTGGGTATGTTTCTTGTAGAACCGGACAACTCAACATAGAACTTTGGTTTTTTCATGTTGAACATCTCAGAGAAAGTATACCCCGTGATATTTGACACAATACCAGTTGCGGTTGATAATGCCCTTATTTGAGACACAATCCTGCCCTTGCTGTCCTTAAGCCTAATGTCCTTTTCCTGTACGTTCCTCAGACCTATCACGTTAAGAAGGGGTGGGCTGTTCAAGATAACGTCACGCATAATGTCATAATGTACAAACTTTGTCTGTTCCTTAGAGTTTGCACCAAGAACAATCTGCTGTCTAGGCCAGTTAAAAAACTTCCAAAGTTGTATAAGACAGGCAAGGAGTGAATTATGGGTAACCGTGAAGTCACCAGAAACATAACGGTGGTTGCCATCAAGC